CATTGAACCTGATCATAGGTGCTTTGAATGGGCTTATAGACGGCCTCAACTGGGTGATCTCTGGTATCAACAAAATCTCCTTCAAGATCCCCGACTGGGTGCCGGGAATCGGCGGGAAATCGGTCGGGTTTAATATCGGGCAGATCGGAAAGATCGCGTACCTGGCTCAGGGCGGTATTTTGGAACGCGGCTCGGCCATCGTTGGTGAGCGCGGACCGGAGCTTCTGACGATGATGGGCGACCGGGCTATGGTCCAGCCTTTGACGAATAACACGACGAATCAGAACTACGGCGGCGTGACCATCAATGTGTACGGAGCAGCCGGTCAGAATGTTGAGCAACTGGCCGACATCATCATGGACGAGATCGCGTCAGCGACTCAGAGACAGGAGGCGGCGTTCGCATGAAGATAGGGAAAGTAAGTTATAACGGCACTTCATCCGATTCCCTTGGCATCTTCCTCTCCGGGAGCGGGACCTACAACGCTGCCGAACTGGATGCGACTGCCTACGAGATCCCGGGACGGAACGGCGACCTGATTATACCGAACAACCGATACAAAAACATCGAGGTGACTTATCCCGCTTTTGTTCCGAACGACTTCGAGACTCGTGTGCAGGCCGTCAGGAACTGGATGCGGAGTGCGGAAGGGTACAAGAAAATCGAGGACAACTACGACTCCACGCACTACCGCATGGGCATGGGCGTGGGCGTGCTGGAGTTTACGCCTGCGCAGATTAACCGGGCGGCGAACCTTCAGCTTGTCTTTAACTGCAAGCCTCAGCGGTTCCTGAAGACCGGAGACACGGCGGTCAATCCTTCTTCCGGTGCGACTATCTCGAATCCCACGCAGTACGATGCGAAGCCTGAGATCTCCTTCAAAAATCCGACCTCCAGCGCGACGCTGACCATCGGATCCATCACAGTGACGGCCACCTCTGCCTACACCGGCGTGGTGGTCATCGACTGTGAGACTCAGAACATCTATTCAGGCTCCAACAATCTGAACAGTTACTTCAATGTCACGAACTTCCCGGTGTTAAAGCCCGGAAACAACACCATCACCTATTCCGGGGTCACGAATGTCACGGTGATCCCTCATTACTGGGAGCTTTAATATGATTCCTGTCCTGTCAGATTCATATCCCATGACCGGCAACGGCCTCGGCGGTCTCTCTGATGCCATCTCGTGCACAGTAACGAACGAGATAAACGGAGAGTACGAGCTGCGGATGCGGTACCCTGTGACCGGCATCCACTATGCCGAGATGCTGATCAACTACATCATCATGGCCACGCCCGGGATCCTTGCGTCTGCTGAGCCTTTCCGCATCTACCGCATCACGCGACCTCTGAACGGTGTGGTGACGGTGTACGCGAGACACCTCAGCTATGACATGAGCGGCATCGTGATCGAGCCGTGCACGGCATCGTCCCTCACGCAGGCCCTGACCACCATCCCTTCCCACGCGGTGCCGTCCTGTCCGTTTACACTGGCATCCACACGCACGGTGGCCTCTGCCATCACTGTGAAGGAGCCGAAGACCTTGTGGAGCCTTTTAGGAGGCTCTGCGGGGTCTTTTCTCGATGTGTATGGCGGTGAGTGGGAGTTCACCGGCTACACGGCGAACCTGAAGACTCAGCTCGGCACCAACCGAGGCGTGGAGATAAGATACGGCAAGAACCTCACCCAGCTCGATGTGGACGCGGACATCTCCTCCACCTACGGCGGCGTATATCCGTTCTGGTATTCCGATGAGGACGGACTGGCCACCATGACCGGCGGCTATGTTTCCATCCCCGGCAGCATCTACTCCCGCATCCTTCTACTGGACTGCTCGGATGACTTCGACACGAAGCCTTCCTCGGCTGACCTTCAGACCGCTGCCCAGAACTACATCACCAACAACTCCGTCGGCTCCCCGAAAGACTCGTGGAAGGTTTCGTTTGCTCTTCTGGCTCAGTCGAAAGAGTACGAGACGCAGGCAATTTTGGAACAGGTGCAGCTCGGTGACACCGTCAAGGTCAAGTATGCTGAGCTGGGCGTGGATGCTTCCGCACGAGCGGTTAAAACCGAGTGGGATGTACTGGGCGACAAATATGTATCCATCACCCTGGGACGAGTGAAGCAGAATCTCGCGTCCATCTTAGTGGGCCAGAACAGGGAGACGGAGAGGGCCATTGCTACCACGAAGAGTGCTTTGGAGCAGGCCATCGCACACTCGACCGACTTCATCAAGAACGGCACCGGCGTGATGCGTTTTATCTACAACTCCTCCGGTGACCTGATGGAGATCGTCTCCCTCGACAACGCGGACATCTCTCAGGCGCAAAGCGTTTGGCGGTGGAATAATGGCGGCTTCGGTCACTCCTCCACAGGTTACAACGGAGCCTATACGACCGCGATCACTCAGAATGGTGCCATAGTTGCTGATTTTATAACGACAGGCACCCTCAACGCGGCAAGAGTCAAAGCGGGAATCCTCTCTGACGCATTAAACAAGAACTCGTGGAATTTAGATACTGGTGCGTTTACGCTGACCAACGGAAGCATCAACATCACGACATCATCCCTGAGTGAGGACAAAATCGAATTGTACTATGGAACATCAGGTATAAAAATATCTCCTCTTGGGATAACTGGTGTTAATAATGGTTTGGCAAACTTGATCCTTGCGGGCATGAACGGCACCATGCAACTCGGTGGCGGGAACATGATGGGGCAGATTTCCGTCATGGATCAAAATGGGAATGCAAAGACGAGAATATATCCAAGCGGTTTAGAGGCGTATGACGCAAGCAATCACAAACTGATAGACATCGACTCAGACGACGGCGCTATTTGGCTATTTGACACGAGCGGAACTTCGAGAGCATTTATCAGGAATACTGGGAATGTTGGTGTAAAGGCATCAGGCTCATCCAACTGGAACGCTCAACTTCTTCCCGACAAGCTATATTTTCAGAACAATAATGGAGACGCGCTCTTTTCCTATCCGAATTATGGACTTTACGCGCAGGACATTGCCTCTGCCAACATCGCAGACCAGTCAAAGTGCGTACAAGGTTCAATCAGCGGAAGTGGAGCGGATACGACCGCAACAACACGCTTGCGCTCCACATTTATATCTGTCGAGCCAAATACAACATATGATTGCGGTGTAAATTCGCAACTTCTGTTTTATGAGGCAGACTTCTACAACGGAGCATATACATGGCTGAGTAATTATCAGATAAACGCTACCACAGGGACATTCACGACACCGAGCGGATGTTGGTTTTTGAAATGCCTTGTGCGAAAGTCTGATAATTCCGACATCACTCCGAGCGAATTAACTGGTTTATATGTCCGAAAGAAAAGCGCACTTACTGGGTACAAACCCTATGAGATGTCGAACGCAAAGCTGACGGAAATCGTTGGAAGTCGGACATATGAATCATCATCCACATGGACATCAACGACAAACTGGTCAAAGACACCTCTTAGCATTACCATGAACCGAGGTTGGTGGGTTATATGCGCCACGCAATCATATTCAAATGCCGCACCTTATGGTGTTGAACTTGTCTATGAAGTGGGGTCGAATAAGTTGGTGGTTGCAAAAACGGAAGTCGGTACGACTTTGTACGCAGATAGTGGGTACGACAGAGCGACAACCGTTAGTCATGTTGCTTATGTTGTATCATCAGAAACCTTGTATGTGTATGCAAGAGCAAATACATCGGGTGCTACAAATACAATTTACCTCAGAGCGAAACGAATTGCGGATATAGACTAACGGATGGAGGGACAAATGAAATACTTGATTATCGAAATGCAGACGGACGCAGAAGGGAATGTCGCAACGATCACGACTCAAAAGGATACGCTGAACGAAGCCTTCAGCACATACTACATGATTCTTGCGGCGGCGGCATTATCTAATCTTCCGCATCATGCGGCGGTGATTCTGCGGAGTGATGGTTTTTCTATGGCCTTCCAAGACTTCGCACACGAAAGTGAGGCATAAAAATGGGTGCGCTGACCTTGGGTGATGTTGCCGCCGCTCTTGCGTTCGTGGTAGCACTTGGCGGCAGTATAGGAGCAGTAGTGAAAGCACTAAAAAAGGCTTTACAAGGCTTGTTTGACGAGCAGACCGAAAACATCAACAAACGGCTCGACAAGACGGATGCGAACTTGGCGAAACTGGACATGGACAACTGCAAGAACTACATCGTCCAAGCGTTGTCAGCGGCAGAGAGAGGGACGAAGCTGACGAAAGAGGAACTCATCCGCTTGTCGGAAGAATATGACCACTACACCAAGAATGGGGGCAACTCCTACATCGTGGAGTGGCACAACAGGCTGAACAAGGAAGGGAAGTTAAAATGAACATAATGCAGGGCGACGAATACGATATTTTTCTCACGCTCACGGACGCAGACGGCGAACCGATCACCACGGAAGGCGTGACGGATGTCGAAGTGGGGCTTGGTGGCCTGTTCTTCTCGTTAGCTGAAAACACCCTATCGTATGACACCGACAAGGGTGCGTGGGTGTTCAGACTGGAAGAAGAAGCCACGGAAGAGATGAAGGGCGTTTTGTCCTTCCAGGTCCGGGTGACATTCGACAACTCCGACATCGTGGGAACGCGGCTCCCGCTGGTCTATGTGACTACATCCATGCAGAGACCGGCACCGGCTCCCGATGAAGGGACCGAAGAGATCTGAGGTGGCTTATGGTGAAGCACGGAATCGAAGCGACGGCCCAGCTCGGGCGAAGCCCCACGGTATCCGGGAACGCAGGGCGAAAGACCTTGACGGCGGCGGCTCAGGTGGATGTCAGACGGACATCGACACAGGGGACCATCGAGATCACCTCGAACGGCTTGTACAATGTATCGACTTTTGCCGAGGCGAATGTTAGCGTCCCGATACCTTCAAATTACGGCTTAATCACCTGGAATGGTCAAGTATTAACGGTTTCATAAAGGAGAATAAAAATGGCGAACCCTTCGGTTATCATCAACGGCGTGACCTACGCATCCGTCCCGGAAGTGGACATCCCAAAGAGCGGAAGCGGCACGGCAAAATTCTACTATGCAGGCGATGTGGACCTGGCTTCGGAGCATCTTCTGACCGGTCATAGTGGCATCGGCGCGAATGGCACGGTCAACGGCAACATGACGAACAACGGCGCGACCGGTGGCACTATCGGCACGAAAGCAGGCACCTACACGATACCGGCAGGCTACACCTCTGGCGGTACGGTATCCCTGACGAATGTCACCGACTGCGTGTCTGGGAATATTTTGAGCGGAAAGAGCATCCTCGGGGTGTCGGGCGGGTTGACTGTCCCGACCGTCAGCCAGAACAGTACGACCAAAGTTTTAAGCATCTCGTAAAGGGGGTAACATGGCACAGAACATCACTCTGATGGGAGCGTCGTATTCTGATGTGCCTTCTGTCACGCTCCCAAAGACCGGAGGAGGCACCGCGTCCTTCACCGATGTATCAGACACCACCGCGGCGGCTTCTGATGTGGCCTCTGGGAAATACTTCTATACCTCTGCCGGTGTGAGGACTGAGGGCACGAGCAGCGGCGGTGGGACATCAAACTGGACGTTGTTGGGATCTACCACCCTCACAATTGAGGCATCCAACACCACATCGACCACTTCCGGAACTGTTTCCTGTGGAAGTGGTGCGTACACCAAGGATGATGTGATTTGGGTGCATATAAGAGGTCAGAGTGGTAAACGCAACGGCTATTTTTACGGCTCTGATACGATTTTCATCAATCATCAGAAGGCCAACAATAGCACATCGACCTTCTCTGCGCCTGCGGTCGAATATATCCGAGTGAGCAGTAGCGGGGCATACACCACGGCGACCGGCTCTTATGGCGTTTACGGCTACTCCATCAACAGTAGTGGTACCGTCACCATCAGACAACGCTACAACTCGACCAATACACTCACCATCAACGACAAGTTTGATGTGTATGTATACAAGCTGACCATGCCGACAGGCAAGACATTGTTCACATAACAAAGGAGAATGAAAATGGACACTGGAGTGAATGAGATTTTACGGCAATTGGGCGGTACGCCCGACAAGAACAAGACCGGCGTGGATCAGATCGTGGAGATCCTCGAAAACGGCGGCGGGGGCGGTGGAGCTGGCCTTCCCTCTGTGGACGGCTCCGACAACGGCAAAGTCCTCACCGTAGTCAGCGGCTCATGGGCGGCGGCTAATCCGAGTGGTGGAAGTGCGTTTAATATTTCCATTACAGAAGACGGTGATATATGGAGAATGAACAAAACATTCAACGAGATAAAAACAGCATTTTTGTCTGGACTTAATATTATTGTTAGAATTCCAGATGACGAAGGACGGACTGATGGAAAGTATTGTGCTGTTACTCAGATTACAACGAATCTTGATGGTGGAGATCCTCCTGTACCTGCAACTTTTTATGTATATGTTGCAACAGACGATCACTTTATGCTTTTTGCAACGTCGACCGCTGACGGATATCCCGAATATTCGTGGGCATAATTACTAAAGCTTATAATACGGAGAACTACCCATGACTAAAAAACTACACGATAGCTTGCGCTTTTTACAATGGTTTATTCCGGCATTAACCACCTTCTACGGAGTCCTCGACCGAGTCTTTGGATGGGGGCTGAACACCATCGTGATGACCATCTCCGCAGGTGCGGTGGCCTTTATTGGGGTGTGCCTCGAACATGATTCCGCGGAATACTTCTCCACGAGGTCCATCGTCACGAAGATTGAAGAGGAGGAGTGATATGCTCAGAATCGCACAGGCCGCGTCCAGTGAGACCGGCACGGCCTACGGAACGCCTCCGAATCAGCTCAGAACTCCCGGAAAGCTGGACGGAGAGCTGAATGTCATTCCGTTCTACGAGTCGGGATGGAAAGCGGTCTTCCGGGCGAAGGATCCCTACATGGGGGACAGGATCGCGGAACTGGCATATAAAATCGTATCGGCTGGAGACAAGGTCGGCTATGGGCAGCAGGTGGAAGGAACCTCGGCCCGGACCGGCCTTTTTGATGCGCTGAAGAACATGACCACACCGGACCCGGCGAAGATCCCGATTCCTGTTAACTGCGACTGCTCCTCCTTAGCGGGAGCCTGTGCGTACTTTGCAGGGGCGACAAATCCAGACCTCAGGAACATGAACACCACCACCGGCCCTTCCAGGCTGATCGCTTCCGGGCGCTTCGTCCAGCTGACGGACCGGGATCTCCTCATGACCGGCAGAGGGATGAAACGCGGGGATATATTCTGGCGACCTGGCCACATGATGATTGGAATCGACTCTGACGGCGAACAGTCCACCGAGCCGAGGATCATCGAGAACTGCTCAGCCTGCAATCTCCGTTCCGGTCCTTCCACGGACTACAAGTCCATCGGGATTCTTCACCCGGGCGACATCGTCACGCTGATCAGTACGGCCTCGACCGGCTGGGGACAGGTGAAGACGCACAAGGGCATCGGCTTCGTCTCTCCGAAGTTCCTGGAGGAGCTGCCGCGGGGCAAGGCCACCGGTAATGTATGGATGCGCGAGGACGCGGGGACGCAGTACGACACCATCATCGTCATCCCTTGTGGTGCGTATCCCTGGCTCACCGGCATGAAGAAAAAGGTCGGCCTCACGACCTGGTACGAGGTGATTTATTCATCGAAGCAGGGATGGGCCTCCGGGAAATACATCTCTACTATGTGACACGAAATGTGACACGGCGATACAGAAATGACGCTATATCAACATGAAATGCCACTATCAAGGCGGGTTCGATTCCCGTTATCCGCTCATTTTTGTGCTCATTTGAAATACCGCGTAGATGCGTCAAATCTGGCGTATTTACGCGGTTTTTTGATGTTCTGACTGTCTGCTTTTCCGACTATTATGCAGTATGTCCAGACGAATTTGTCACGAAAAATGTGACACGATGTGACACGAAATTATTGGGAATTTACCTTCAAATGGTCCTTGAAATAGAGGATGATGGCATCGGTGTCCTTCTGCTTGGTGTCTGATATGGATCTCTCATAGTGGGACTTCAGGACCCGGTCTGTCTCCCAGCCTCCAATGTCCTGGACGGTCTTTGCTCCAGATCCTACTGCCGAGGACATGGAGATGGACGCGAAGAAGGACCGGAGGTCATGGAACCGGAAGTGCGGGACACCGGCGTTCTTTACGGCATCGATGAAGCGGAGCGTGATGACATCGGGGGAAACGGACACCACACGGTCCTCCTCCGGGAGCAGAGAGACCACGGCGGGAGTGACCGGTACGGTCCTGATCGACTTCCTTGTCTTTGGCATCTTCAGGATCCATTCTCCGGTGGTGCTCTTGGCCAGGGCCTTTGTGACCTTCACGGTGCAGCTCTTCCGGTCTATGTCCTCACCGGTCAGAGCGCAAATCTCACCTCTTCTTAATCCGAAGCAGGCAAGGACGATGGCCTTCTCCAGCTCTGGATCCGCGACGGCAATCACTTTGTTCACCTCTTCGATGGTGGGAGTATACAACTCGACCGGCTTCTCCGGTGCGATCCTCACCCGGAAGATCTTATCGATCTCGAAGAACCGGAGCACGGTCAGGACGAGGCCCAGGTGGTTCTTCTTCGACTTCGCGGAGAGACCCATTCTCCCGATCCATTCCTGAAGGATTGGGGTGGAGATCTTCTCCAGCTTCACTTTCCCGATCCGGTCCTCCTTGATGTATGCGTCTATAGTGGACTGATACCCTCTGATCGTGGAGGGGGACAGTTCTGCCTTCCTGGACTCCACGAACTGCTCACAGGCTTCCTGAAGCGTCATAGAGGCAAAGTCAGAGCGTTCCATGACGGCGGCCTTCCGCAGTGCCTCGGCCTTCGTTCTTCCAGTGAAGGACTTCCACTGTCTTTTCCCATCCTTCAAACCGACTTCTACCCGGACTCTATAATTACCGGAGGGGAGTTTCGTTGCCTTCATATTTTCGCATTCTCCTTTTCTCAATGGTAAATTCATCGTTGAGCGTTCTAAAATCGATTTGCGGGCCATTTACGGGCCTTGCAGAGGCATCCCAAGAGTCAGCCTGATGATCTGCTTCTTTGTTTCGTCTGCGGATCTGTACTTCTCCAGAAGGTCGATCTCGTCTTTTGTCAGAGTCAGGACCGGATCTGCTGCCAGTGTGGGCAATCCTATCTCTTCACGCCCGAGTAACCATTCCGCAGTTACACCAAGAGCAGCGGCCAACTTCCCAAGGCTCTCCGCGTTCGGTCTGTATTTGTCGTTAATGTAGGAGCTGACCTGTGCTCTGTCAAGGCCGGTTCTTGCGCACAGATCCGCTTGCCTGATACCCTTCAGGAACATCGCCTGCTTCATTCTTGTGGAAAAAATACTCATGTCATTACCTCCCGATAGCTCAACTATACCACACTTGCTAAAAATTTTCAAAAAAAAACTGAAAAAGTACTTGCAATCTGCGGAGAACACTTTATAATGGGCAGTAGTTGAGAACGCTCAGCACAAAAATTAAAACCAAGGAGACAACAAAATGGATGTTTTTGCTGAACGAATGAGCAAGGCGATGAAGGACAGAGCATACAGGCAGACGGATCTTTGCAAAATGACCGGCATCGATAAACCGCAGATCTGCAATTACCTGAAGGGCCGCTATAGACCGAACGGCGAAACACTGACGAAGATTGCCAAGGCCCTGAATGTCTCTGCGGCATGGCTTATCGGAACGGACTCGAATCCCACTCCAAAGTCTGCCAAGCCTGCTGAACCGACGCAAACGGTCAGAAAAAATGGGCCCAAGGTGTTTGCCGTGATCATTTACCGGCACAAGGGCGAGACCGTCCATATGATGCAGAAGTGGGATGAAGCATTATACAAGATAGCAAGCCTGACGGACGAAGGCGCGACCATCCTGAAGGTTGAACGATGGGAAATTGGAGGCTAATATGAACAGACTGAAACTTAGGGCGATGATTATCGAGAAGTATGGCACCATCGGGGCCTTCTGCAAGGTGATCGGCATCAATCCCGGAACGGCGACGAATGTGTTGTCCGGGAAGACCACACCGACCAAGAAAAAGATGCAGATATGGTGCGCTGCCCTCGAAATCACACCGGAGACGGCAGAGGATTTTTTTGCCCTGACCGTTGAGAAATCTTAGCAGGAGGGCATCATGGAGAAGGCAGAAACCTATAGCAAGGCAATCAAGGCAGCTCTGGCCTACACTGGACAGACGCGGGAAGAGCTGGCCCGGAAGATGGGGTGTCATGTTGACACGCTCGGACGGAAACTGAGAAGCCCGGGGACGCTCACCCTGGCCGAGTTAATAGCGGCAGACAAGGCGATCAAGTGGTCGCATTTCATAGGAGGGAAGGCATGAAACTGACGGCATTTGGAACTGCAATGGCAATTTTACTTTTACTTGCGCTGGTGGTGATGGTGGCCTGCGCGGTCATCATTCTGGAAGGCATCGGGACTCCGTGGGGAGTCTTCGGCATATCAGCGGTCATCGCAATCGGACTCGTGACCGCGTT